TCACCCCTTCCGGGGGGTGAGGATTTTGTTGTTGTCATCGGTGATGGTCAGCAAATGGTCAGCACGCCACTTGACCGCCTCCCGCTCCACCATCTTCCAGAACTTGGTCAGCGCCCTCACCGTCGCCGCCATCTTAAGCGGGTCCACGTGGGCATAGATCTCGCTCGTGGCTTCAAGCGTGTCGTCCTTGTCCTTGTGACCGAGCAGGTGGCTGATCTGTTCGCCGGGCACGCCGCTGTTGCGGAGGTGGCTCGCGACGGTGTGACGAATCGTCTTCGGGATCACCTTCTCAGGCAGGCCCAGCTTGGAGCGCATGGTGCGCCACCAAATCTTGCGCGACTTCACCTTGGGGCCATCCGGCCACGCCTTCAGTACCGCCTGTAGCGGCTCAATCACCGGGATGATCGGATTGCGCTTGTTCGTGATCGGCGCGCCCACGGGGTGCATGTCCGCGATCGCGCCACGCCACTGCGCGGCTGGATCGAAAGCAAGGCCCGCGTCCGGGCGGACGGCCGTGCCGATCATCAGCCGTATCCACGCCTGCACATCGGGCTCGTGATCGGCATAGGCGACGATGGCCCCGATCTGCATCGGGGTCAGCACCAGCCTGCGCGGTTTCGAGCGCAGCTTCTTGTCGACCGAAGGGATTTTCGGCGCCGCGTCGATTCGGTTCTCGCCAGCCGCGTGATTGAGGGCGGCGCGCAGATCCTCGATGTTCCGCTGCACGGCCTCGCCGGACACGCCCTTGCTGTTGTGCTCATAGAGCTTGCCGCCCCATTCCACCTTCCAGCCGTGCGGGCTCATGCGCCACCGGCGGAAGCGAGCGATCACACCCTTGGTCATCTCCGCAACCCGGACGCCGGTGGTCACCTCGTCCTGCTGGAAGAAGCCGATCCATGCGCGGAAGGAGGACTTCACCGTGTCGATGCGGTGGATGTCGGGACCATGCTCGCGCAGGTAGTGGAACAGGTGCGGCACCAGTTCCGCCTGGTCGTTGCCCTGCTTCTGCTTCGAGCGGCTGGCGGCCTCATGTTCGCGCAGCTTGTCGCCGGCAAAGCCGTCGCCCGGCTGGCCTACATCCCGGCACTTAGTGCTGCGATAGACAATGGTGCGGCCACTCGCGGTGGCGATCTGCCAGATATCGGGCGATTTGCCGTCCCTCCGCTTGTCGAGCCAGAAGTCTCCGACGATGAGAGGGCTTGTTTCACGCGACATAGTTCTTCCGTTTCGATCTTGGACACGAGGTCGAGCGCGCCGAAAGCGGCAAGCTCCTGAAGTTGGGCGAGGGTAAAGTTGGCGCCCGTGCCATTGCGCAGTGCGCGGCGGAATTTGTCGGCTATCGCGTGGGCGGACATGCTGCATTCTCCTTCCTTGCGCGCCGCGCCTCTTCCCACTCCCGGCCGACCGTGCCCATGTTCGGGACATCCTCGGGGAATATGCCCTGGTGGCAATGGGGGCAGGCGGGGACATACTTCCTACTGCGGAAGTGCTGGTCCATCTGGCGTGCTGCGATACGGGTGATGTTGTGGGCGACAGCCTCATCGACCTGCTGCTGGCGCCTCTTGATATCCGCGACGGCATGATCGATCTGCTCACAGATCAGCAGGAAGGCATCGAAAGGCTCGACGTCCGTCTCGCAATCCTTGCACCAGATGCGGCGCTCATTTCGGTCATAGACCATTGGCCGATGCTTGCAGGCCGAGACCGGCCGCCGCGACATACCGCGCGCGACGCGCAGGTCGCCGATGTCGATGATCTTAAGGCCGGAGAGATATTCCTGCTCGACGACGGGCGGGGTTTTGTCGGTCATACTGCGAACCTCCAGTAATCGTGGCGATTCCGCTCGCAGCCTTCCAGCGAGATCCCCAGCCGACCAGCGGCGGCCGGGTGACTGGCAACCAACCACGCCTGCTCAATCGGTTCCCCGTCCATGGCTTCAAACAGCCAGCAGTAATCCTCGCTGCAACCGAAAGCCTTACCCCAGTCGCCGCGCAGCTTGTTCCACGCGGCCTCTGCTTCGCGGCACTCAGGATGCGAATACCAGCCGTAAAAGCTGCCGTCCTGAACGGACGAAGCATAGGTCGCGGCTTGCCGCGGCTGGATGATGACCCCGCACGATTCGCATTTATGCGGCTTGCGCACTGCGCGAATGAGGCGATCCCCGAGATGCTCGTAGCTCATGCCTGCACCTGATCGATGTTGCCCCGGTGGACATCGAAGCTGACAGCCACGATCCACGGGTTGTCAGCCCAGCGCTCACCTTCGGCGGTGTGAAGGCTGTTCCACAGGGTGGCATAGCTGCGCTTGGCAGGGTCGGCGGGGTCGGTCGTGCTGAACCCTGAGCCGCCGCCGTAGTCGCGCCAAGCCTGCCCGCCGATGCATGCGAATCCCTCGATGCCCTCGGCCTTGGCATCTGCCTCGCTGCATTCCTGCAGGCGTTGCACGCGCACGTCGGTGACAAGCAGCCACAGGCGAGAGGTCGAGCGCGGCGCGTGGATTGCTGGCACCCAAGGACCTGCAAACGTAAGATCGTCTCCGCAGGTGGCGAAGTTCTTACGTCCGCGCTTGCCGCGACTATAGACGGACAGGTCCCCCCAGCCCCCGGCGTTTGGCTCGTCCGGTACGCTTTCAGCGTCGTCGTCTTCCCAATCGAGGGTCGCGCGATACTGGAACTGGTCCCAGCCGGATGTCCGCTCGATCGCCCGGCATGTCTCTCGCACATAGAGCCGATCGCCTGCGGTGTAGCGCATGCCGATTGTCGTCCCGGTCGTCTGGTTCCAGATCGCGGCGCGCTTGGGGACCGACACGCGCTGGCCTTTGACGATCGCAAACACGCCCTCCCCGCCGGTCGTGGTGGCGGCCCAACCTCCCATGTCGGGGCGGCTGTATTCCTTCCGCAGCTTGATCAGCCGCCGCGTCTGCGTCTTCTGGCCCACGAGAAGCGCGCGCACCATGGGTGCGGCGAAGATTATTCCCTTGTCGCTCATTGACGCACCATTTCTTCAGCGTTGAGGTCGAAGCGGGCGCACAGTTCCCAAGCGACACTGCTGCCGACGGCGAACGTGTCCATGACGGCGACCCAGCGCGGCTGGAAACCGCGCGAGTTTCGGGGCTTGGCGATCTTCACGGCATGCCGCAGCAGCGCCTCATCGGTGGGGCGGCTCATGCCCGCCCCCTATTGACACTACGGTCAATAGTATTCCGTATTAAATTTCCTTCTGTTATGCTCCCCATGAGAAGGAGAAACGGGTCATGAAGTACATTGATGATGCTTACCTCGCTCGCCATGAGAAAATTTACGCTCTGATCGGCGAATGTGCTCTGAGAAATCACGCATCCCAAGCCGCTGGCAACATCACGAGGGCTGTGCACTACGCAGTCCGGTACACTCGACTGTCGAGATTGGCCGACAGCCACTGCATGCAAGCGATCGCCGCTTATCAAGAGTAACAACATGTTCATGCGGCCTGCGCCTCCCGCTCCGCGATCGCGTCAGCCATGTTCGCGCGGACCAGCGCCTCGGAGAGCGGGGGACATACGCTATTGCCGCACTTGGCCACCTGCGCCGTCTTGGTAATGGGCTTGCCATGGGCGTCGAATTCGATCTGGTAATCTGCCGGGAAGCCCTGCGCGTTGAACAGCTCGCGCGGCGAGAGCATGCGCATGCCGATATCGACGATGACGTATTCTTCGCCCTCGATCATCACGGTGACCAGGCCAAAGCGGTCCTGCACAGTCACAGTGCCGAGCGGGCTTTCGAGGCCGTGGCCATCCTGCTCGTTACCGTAATACTTGATCAGAAAGGGCCGGACTTCGCCCATGTGGGTGCCGCCCGCACTGACGGTGTGTAGCGGCTCCTCCACGCTCTGGCCGTCACGGCAGGTGCCGCGAAGCTTCACGAGGTTGGAGGTGACGAGGCGCTGCTGGCTTCCCGCCGTGGCGACGGTCGACAGCGGCACGTCTGCCGCGCGCCCGGCAAGGTTCTCGTTGTTCGGGCCGCCGTTGGCCTGTTCGATATGGGCGCAGACGACGGCATGCCGTGGCGCGCCAGCCATGACGGTGTGGAGCGGATCGGCAGGTTCGTAGCCCTGCCCGTTCTGGGCGAACTTCTGCATGAAGGCGGTCACGGCATGATGCTTGATCCCACCAGCGACGACGGTGCCAAGCGGCGCCTGTACGTCCATCGCGCGCGGCGCCTGACCCTGACGCTCGCCGTTGCCGACATGGACGAGGTGCGCGGCCGCAACGCAATTCTGATCTTTGTTCGAAGCCGTGACCGTGTGGTGCGGATCTTCAAGTGAGCGGTTTGCCCCGCCCTGCTGCGCATAGGTGGCGAAAGGCGCCGCCGCGACTTCGACCACGCCAAGCGGTACGCTGCCGCCAGGGCGCTTGATGAAGCTGTTCGCCGTCACCGTGTGGAGCGGTTCGTCGATCCGATGGCCGATTGCACCGGATCGGAATTTTGTGACGTGGGGCATCACAATGGCATGTTCGCCCCTGTTCGCGCCCGTCACCGTCGCCATAGGCTGATCAATAGAAGCGCCGCGCGCACCCGCCTGATGGTGGGTCAGCGGCACGATGAACGGCGCAGGGTTGTTGACCACGAACTTCATGATGCCGTGCGCGATGCGGCGGAGCGTCTTCTCAGCCAGCGGCTTCTTGCGCTCGAAGATTGACGGGCACGGAATCGACCAGTCGATGATTGAGGCCGCCGTGCGCCACGGCTTGCGCTTGCCGCTCAAGACCTCGGGCGAGCCGGGCTTGCCGTGCGTCGGCTCGGGCCAGACGATCGGCTTGCCGTCGCAGCGGGCGATCATAAAGAACCGCTTGCGGATCGTCGGCGCGCCGTAGTCGCAGGCGCGCAGTTCCTTCCACTGGATCTTGTATCCAGCCTTGCGCAGCTCGCGCTGCCATTTCTCGAAGGTCTCGCCCGCGCGTTCCTTGATCGGGAAGCCCTTATCGCAGAGCGGGCCCCATGTGCGGAACTCCTCCACGTTCTCCAGCAGGATCACGTCGGGGCGGACTCGCTTGGCCCACAGAACTACAACCCATGCGAGGTCGCGGATCGATTTCTCGCGCGGCTTACCGCCCTTGGCCTTGCTGAAGTGCTTGCAGTCGGGGGAGAACCACGCGAGCATGACGCGAGCGAGCCGCGTAATCGGATTGATCTCGATCCGCCGCGCCGGGTTATCGCTGGCGACCTTCGCGTAGAGGTCGCGGACGACCTGCTCGGGATCAATCTGCCAGACGTTGTTCTGAATGTGCATTGTGCCAGGGTGGTTGGCCTCATGCATTCGGATTGCATCGGCGTCATGGTTCAGGGCCATATCGACCGCCCGGTGAAGGGCTTCTTCGATGCCGGTAGACGCGCCACCGCCACCGGCGAAATTGTCGACGACCAAGCCGGGAAGGCCGGCGAGAACAGCGCTCATGCGAACACCTCGCGCGGCTGGCCCGGATGGGTCACCGGCGACAGCTCGCCATGCTCGCCGCAGCCGCGCCCAGTGGTCCGGCCGTCCGGACTGGTGAAGTCCTCCCAGTGGACCCAGCCGTGTTCACACTGGAATCCCCACTCACGGACCTTGGGCCCGGTCATGAACAGCGAGATGGCCTGCTCGCCCGGGATCACCTCAAGGCGGTGCAGCGCATTGGCGGCGCGCTGGATCGTCTCACCGGCCATGCGCACGAAGCTGCCTTCCGGCGTGTGCTCGATGTAGCTGCCGAAGACCAGGAAGCTGGTGTTCGCCCACGGGTGATCGTGCATTGCCCGATCGTCGTCGCTCTTGAGGATCTCGTGCAGGTAGACGTTCACGTGCTCGTTGCGCGGGATGACCCACCAGCGGCGCAGGTAGTCGTCGCCGATCACGTAATCCGGCTGGCGCTGCATGATGCCCGTGGCCCATGCCTGCATCTCGGGCAGGGTTGCGTAGCTGAGCGCGGTCATCAGTAGGGTAGCTCCTCTTCGGGAATGAAGCCGATCGGCAGGCGAGAGTTAGGGGGCGTCCCCGCGCGGCCCCCGGCGCGCCCTGAAACCGCACTATTGCGGATGGGGTGACGCGCAGCCGGGGGACCCAGTCTCCTTTCCGGGTGGGCTGGCGTCGTGAAATTGCGGGTCATGCGAAGGGCTCCGTTATCGAGCTGAATGTGACGGTGAGTTCGCTGAACACGCGATCATCGGCGGCCTCGCTGGCGAGTTTGTGGGCTTTCTCCTTCGCCTCGTCCTCGTCTTCGGCCTCGATGTCCTCGCTGAAGGTGCCGGAGAGTTCCCAGTCGACCACCACGCGGAAGACGCGCGTGCCTTCCGGCGCCCGCTTGCCCCAGTCGGGGTCATAGTGCTTGCGCATGGCCTCCTGGCACGCAGTCATCGGCATGGCCGCGATCTCGTGCAGAGTGGGCTTCCGGCGTTCAGCCACGGCCGCCCTCCTCCCGAGCCGCGACCACGGCGCGGGACTTGCGCAGCGTGCGCGTCACAAGTTCGGTCACAGCCGAAAGCGCCGGCGCCTCGCGCTGGCCGGTCGCGCCGGTCCAGACCGAGATCAGATCGGCGGCGACCATCTCCATTTCTGGAACAGACAGATGGAGCGTTGCGAGATCGTGCTGCATGGCGCGCCCTTTCGGCTGGATGCTCGCGGCGGCACCGGCACCGCGAGCGTGTTGGGCAAACCGGCCTGCGGCGGAACTCGCAGGGGGGTGTCCGGTCGGTGCTGCTTTGATGGAGGCTGCGGTCATATGGCGCTCCACGCCGGGGCCAGACCGATGGCGGCCAGCAGGCAGAGAGCGACGACGATCGCCAGAATCTGGAACAGTTCCCTAAGGGGCGAGCGAGGGGGCATTATTCGCCCTCCCCGCTCGCCGTGCGACCCGTCGGGCGGGGAAACAGGACGTAGGCCAGCCAGGCGAACGCGAGCATCGCTGCGGCGAGCGCGCCGAGGATCACGGTCACGGTGAAGGCCGGCGTCAGCGCGAAGTCGCGTACAGCGGCGTTGCTGTCCGTGATCGTGCCGATCCAATGATCGAGGGCGAGATAGCCGGAGGACCCAGCCGCCATTAGCATGGTGATGATGAGGCGGCCCTTCACAGCTCACCTCGCTTCGTCATCCGCTCGATCATGTAGTCGAACAGGTCGATGAAGTTGTCGAACAGGTCGATGAAGTTGTCGAACTTGACCACCGGGCCGGTGGAGAGGTGCAGGCGGATCATGCCAACGCCTCGGACGCTGCATTCCGCATGTGCGGGAACACGGCGCCCAGCGCCGCCCAGCTAAGGCCGACGCCGCGCCAGCCTGTTACTCTCAAATGGAAGTAGTCGGGGTGGCCCATGACGATCTCCAATCAGGCATCGTTGCCTGTTGAAGATGACATATTGCGTGTAATTACCCGCGTCAAGCATAATGTGCGTGTAGTTACCCGCCAGCCACTGTGTCAGGCGGTGCTACAGGCACGGAGAATACGAAGCCGTCAGTCGTTCGACGTCTCGCGGCTTGAAGGTAGCCACGGATCGGTATGTAATTGTGCGCACCTCGCCGGTGTCCTCGATCTCGGTCAGCCCTGTCACGGTAGGAAGCCCTGCCACGGCCATCGAGTCGGCCAACGTCACGCCTCTTTCGGTTTGTATGGTGCGTATCATCGCACCTCGTGGGGCGGACAACACGCCCGACAGGCACATTGCGAGCTCAGACACCGCCTTGTGGCTTTGGAACGTTGCCGCAACAGGCTTGGCGTGAATATCTCCAACGCTCGCGCACCCGACCCCCAAAAACACCGCTAAAATGATCGCTTGCCGCATAGCTCCGCCCCCCGGGAACATTTGTGTAGGAAAATTCCTAGACTTGTTGGATTTCACCCGCTTAAATTGGAACAAATGGTGAACAGGTGAATCGAATGGAACGGATCAAGCTCGATGCTCCGCAGTGCTCAAGCGGCTGCGCGGATTGCAACGTGCATTGTGCTGGCCTGCTCATGCTGGTGGTTGATCTTCGCCGACATCAGGAGTTTCTTCGCCGCGCAAATGCTCTAGATCCGCAGCCGTCTGTGCGTGCAGATCTTCTATCCGTTTCAGAGCACCTGGAAACTGCGCAGCGAGCTTTTGAGCGCGCCCGTCCTCGAACGGATCTATACCCAATGAATCGAGCAACATCGCAAAGGTCGAAGTCAGCACAGCTGCATTAGGAGGCCTGTACGGCGTGGTGGCCCCGCGAATGTAGTAGTCAGCTGATTTTCCCAGCGCGTGAACGATGCCAGCATAGACCTCAGCGCTCATGCGCTTGTCCTGCCCGTTGTTTGCGAAGTTGCGGTAGAAATCTGGATTCCGGCCCGCCGTAGCGGCCAGCGAGAATTTCCTCGCCGATGTCCGCTCGACGCAGTCTGCCATGTCAGCCTTGAGCCGGGCAAAGTCTATCAGCATGTCATCCATGGCTGCTGGTATCGGCTCGCGGGCAATCACCCGCAATTTCGTGTAAAGACCCGCATTCTTGGTTGACCTGCGTGTAATTACCCGCGATAAATGCGGGCCATGACACACCAACCGCTCCTGGCTGAGATCGAGGCCTTCGTCGCCCATCATGAAATGGCCGAAAGTACGTTTGGACGGGAGGCGCTGGGAGACTGGCGCTTGATCCAGGAACTCAGAGGCTCAGGCAGGCGCCGTCCTCGTCGGCTCTGGCCTGAGACGGAAGCAAAGGTACGCGAATTCATGGCCTCGTACCGTGCCGCCCGCCGGGAGCGGGTAGCGTGAACGCGCGTTGCCCACATTGCGGCGGGAACACCGCGGCAGGCGCCGCCGTCACGCGTGGCAAGTGGTGGATGGGCCCGGTGATCACCTATTACGACGGTGACCAGCTCGACCTGCCCCGCAATCTCTCGCGCACGCTCTACGCCATTGCCCGCGCTGACGGTGAGCCGATCACGCATCGCGATCTGCCCAACATGACTCATCAGACGCTGGTCAATCATGTCAGCGCCCTCCGCCGTCAGCTCGGTGTCCGCATGCCCGTGCGCGGCATCCCGCACCGTGGGTTTGTATGGGACGACCGGACATGATGGCCGCCCAGCGCCGAAGCGCGGGTTCGCGCCGCGACACCACTGACCATGCCGCGTACCGGCTGATCCTCGAGGCTGCCTCCAATCGCCAGCCGTGCCCGTCGAACGATGCCCTTGCGGCCGCGCTGGGCGCGCGCGGCGCAGCATCTGGCGCGGCAGCACTCACCCGGCTGGAGCGCAGCGGGCAAATCTCGGTCGAGCGCAACGGCGCCATTCGCATCGTGACAGTCACGCAGTTCGGCCTGCGCGCGGAAGGAATGGACGCATGAAGAAATGCCCCGCCTCCACGCCAACCGCGCCCACTGCCCGTTGCGCCGTGTGCGGCCGCGCCTGCTGCACGCACAGTGATCCGGAATACGCCGGAATGGTGCCGCCCGTGCAGGGAGGCCGCCGTGATTGAGCAAACCCTACCCACCATCAGGAGATCGTCATGTCGAAACAGAACGAACAGCCCTACGCGGCAAGTGACGCTCGCAGGCAAGCGCTTCGTGAATTTGCCCGCTCCGCAGCCCAGAACGCTTGCGAGGCGGCGACTCACGCCGTCCGCCTCGCAAGCGAGGCTGCCGCTAGGCGGCGCGGCTCTTGAGGTCAGGCACGATGCCTTTGCAGAGCGCTTCCGCCGCAAAGATGGCCTGTTCCCGAATGAGATCGCCGCTGGCCCCTCCGAACGGGCCGGGCTGTATGCTGTAGAGAGCGGTGATAAGTTCTTGCGAGAGGCGATCAAACGCCTCCGCGCCATCCGGAAGTCGACTGTAAAGGTCGGCGATGACCATGGCGAGCAGCGTTTGGCTAGCGATCCGGTAACCCTGAAGCGCGCCCACGTCCCGGGCGTTTCCGTCGTCCATGCAATTCTCCGTGCGTGTGTAAGAACTTGCACGTTGGCCGAAGCGGCTGGAGCGTCAAGCTCCAGCCGTGGAGGGCGCCCGGCATGATCGCACTCACGGCCCGGCAGCAAGGGCTGTTGGACTTTATCAGGACCTACATGGCCGAGCACAGCGGCATGGCGCCGTCCGTTCGCGACATGGTCGCAGGAACGGGTGCCGCCAATCCGGGCGGCGTTCACGGACTGCTGACACGGCTGGAGCAGCGCGGCGCTATTCGCCGTGTGCCGAACCGCCCACGCGCGATCGAAATCGCCGCCGCCAACGAACTCCATCACGTGCCCACCGCCGCGCTGCTCGCCGAGCTGGCGCGTCGCGGAGTGGCCCTGCCCGAGCGGGCATCCCCCCTTCAGTGCCACTCGGGCAATCCTTTCAACGACTTCGGTCATAGCCGTGAGGTAATCGACCAGTGACCCGACAATCCACGCCGCGCCGCAGTATCTTTTCCGCTTCGGCTGTCCTCGATGCCGTCGCCGCCGAACTGAGCATCATCAAGGCCGAGGATGGCCTGACCGATGCCGACATCGGCCGTGTGCTGGGCAAGAGTGAAGACCAGGCCGCCAAGTACCGCACCGGCACCGCCGAAATGGGCGTGGTCGCCTTCGCTGCCGCCAAGCGCGAATGGAACGGGCGCTTCACTGGCGCGCTCGACCGCCTGTGCGTCGCCAGCCGCCCGGGTGGCGTGCTGATGCATGACCGCAAGGCACAGTCGGCCGTGCTGGAAGCCGCTCTCTCGTTGTCCCAGGCATTGGAAGACGACGACGCGATCAGCCCGGACGAGGTGCGCGACTGCCGCGCCACGCTGGAACGCGCCCGCGCCGCTATCGACGCACAACTGGCCAAGCTAGCCCCGACCCCGGCGCGGACTGCCTGATGGCGGGCGACGAACGTCTGGACGAGATCATACCAACGCCGCCCACGCTGGAGCGGCTGGAAGAGATCGTCTCGCTCGCGGAGCAGCGCTGTAAACGCGCCAAGCACAAGCTCGACCTTGCCGCCGGAGAGATCATCGATGCGGACACCGCCCTTGAGCGCGCGAAGGCCGCGCGCACCGATTGGATCGCGAACAATCCCGATCCGCAACTCATGATGCTTTGAGGCGAAAATGGCCACAGCACTTTCCCGCACATACGCCCCCGGTGCCGAATGGTTCGGCCGCAGCGGCTTTCCAGACATCGTTCCATCCGGCGCGAACGCATACGCTAAGCGGCTGGTGCAGTACATTTCGGACCCATCAACGGTTCGCGCCCGCACCATGGACGAATACGGCAAGGCGCCGTCGTTGGAGAACATTCGCCGGTGGCGCGCCGACTGGGTCAACGAGATCGCCGAACGTCGCGCCGCGCGCGCTCCGGTGGACGATCACCACGACGACGACAACGAGGTCAACGGCATTTGCACGGCGATTGCAGAGCGGCTGGTCGCCGCTTCCGCTGCCCATGTACTGCCTGGCGGTGGAGTGATTGCTGGCACGCTCTCCGGCGCGGCAAACGATGCGGAAGAGCATTTCGAAGGCGACACGCGCGAACAGGCCGTCACCTACATGGAGGTTATTCAGGCCTGCGCGGCGCGCTGCGGCGAGACGGTGGAGGATTTACTCGGCCCTTCGCGTTCAAGGTCGATCGTGCGCGCCCGGCAGTTCACCGCGACGGTCCTGCGATCCCGCGGAAATAGCTATCCCAGCGTGGGCCGTTTCATGGGCAACCGCGACCACTCCACGATCATGCATTCGGTGGGCGTGTTCTTCGCCGTCGGCATGAGGGATCCATTCTTCGTCCGGGCATGGATGGCGGAAGCGCCCTGCGCAACGAAGATGGCGCGCACCGCTGCCGAACTGGATATGCTTTCGGTGGTGCGCCGGTGATCCGCGTCACTCTGCCCTACCCGCACAAGCTGCTCTGGCCGAACGGCCGCACCCGATCCCATATGGCCAAGGCCGCGCAGGTGAAGGAGCATCGCCGCTGGGGCTATATCGGTGCCGCCGAAGTCACCAGCCCCAGACGCCCCTCCTTCGCGGCGGATCTGCAGATCCCGGTGCACATCACTGTGAGCCGGAAGCGTGGCGGCCCCTTCCCCGACAAGGACAACGTCGTTGCGGCGGCCAAGTCCTACCTCGACGGGATCGCAGAGCGGCTGGGCGTCAACGACCGCTTGTTCGACACGCCCACTGTGGAGTTCATCCAGCCGTGCACGGCGCTGTTCGTCATCCAGATCGGAGCCCAGTCATGAGGCGGCCTCACACACACGTGGCTCCGGGTCGGTACCATCTGGATGCAGAGGGCGTCCTGCGCCCCGCCACCATCGGCATGCGGTTCCGGCAAGCGCCCATCGTCGCCGCCGTCGTCATCATTCCCCGCGGCCAGCCGACCCGGCGCCAACTCGCGGAGCAGGCCGAACTCCAATCGAGAGCGGTAACCGTCAACACGCCGATCAGCTCTGATGAATCGTGGACCAAAGCTTCGTTCGAGACACTCAAGCCAGAAGGCGCCCCGCTGTGCATCGGCGTGGACCTCTCGGCCAAGACGGATACCTCTTGTGCTGTTTGGATGCCCGATGGGGTTCTGGTCCCGCGAAAGTTCCACGTCGCGGAACGCGCGCTTCGGACTGGGCGCTCGGCACAGGATGCTGCGGCAACCACCCTGCCAGCAAAGACCCCTACCGTCGACGCTGCCCGGCTGGCCGCTGCCTATCGCGAGAAGTCCAGCGCCAGCCGCGCCGCGCGCAATATCGCAACCAAGGTGCCTACACGCCGCGCACTCGACACCGGCCCTTGCCGTTGCTGCGGTGCATCCGGACGGAACGGCTGCGAGCACTTCCTGCCCTACGCACCGGAGACTGAACGTTGAGCACCCTTCCCGAACCTCCGGTGCCGGCGGATGCCGACTTGCAGGACTTCCCCTTCATGCCGCTGCACGTCGCACGTCTTCGCGACAGTGACTTGGCGGCGGAGGAAGAGCCTGAGGCCTGCTGGTACGCCGTCCTGCTCTGGGCCGCCTCGTGGCACCAGCTTCCGGCTGGCAGCCTGCCCGACAACGACACCGTGCTGATGCGCCTGGTCGGCCTCGGCCGTGACAAGAAAACGTGGCAGCGCAACAGGTCCGGTGCGCTTCGCGGCTTCGTGCAGTGCAGTGACGGTCGCTTCTATCATCCGGTGGTGTGTGAGCAGGTGAATGAGGCATGGGACAGCAAGGTCCGCCAGCGCCACCGCACGTTCTGCGCTGCCGTGCGGAAGCACAATGAGCGCAAGCCCAAGCATCGGTTAGAAACTCCGGCATTTGACCAGTGGATCGAACTCGGGCGTCCGCAGCGACTGGACGAGGTTGTCACGCGTCTGCCCACTGCGACAGCCGACGATGTCACGCGTGACAATCGCGAACGTCACGCACCTGTCGAATGTGAAACACCATCCAAGAGACAGGGACAGGGACAGGGACAGGGACAGGGATATACTTATAGTTCCGTAGGTACTGGCGTACCTACGGGCGCCGAAGCGCCGGAAGGACCTGGCCGGGTTGTGCCCGATGGACCTACCGCGACTGCCGTGGATCTGACCAAGGCCGTCTTCGACATCGGTCTCGCCATCCTCCGGCCCGTCACGCCCAACGAGCCCAAGGCCCGTAAGATCCTCGGCAGCTGGCGGCAGAAGTTTGGCGACGGCGCCGTCGTGGCCGTGCTCGCTCGCTGCGAGATTGAGCGGCCCTCCGATCCCATCGGCTGGATTACCGCCGCACTGAAATCCGAACAACGAAAGGCCGCGAGCAATGGCTCAGCAACTGTCGCAAGCGTTTACCGCCTACCAGCCGCCGATGCAGGAAATCTTGCTGCCGGATTCCAGCGCCGAGCTGCTGAAGCTCGATCTCGCGAGCCTGCCGGACCGGCTGGACGACCTGGCCCTGGCGAAGCTGACGCGCCTCGCCAACTCCCCGTTGCCCCAGCCCGCGCCCTGCCCTGAGCACAAGTTCATGGACGTGATGACCACGCTTCAGTCCTGCCTGCCAAGCCAGCAGCGCAATGCCATCTCGATCGAGGTGCAGGCCGAGGCCTACTGGCAGACACTCAGGCGGAATAGCCTTGCAGCGATCAAGCATCTGGAGGTGCAGGCGCTCAACCGATGTGAATGGTTTCCGACCATCGCGGAGTGTCAGTGCATTCTGAGCGAGTTTACCGGCGATAGCCACCTCCCGAACAAGCGGGCGTCCGTGCGGCGTCGGGTACAGGACGAGCGGCAGGCCCGCCTCGACGAAGCTATGGGCCGCCTCTCCACCGGCGAAGCATCACAAGCCGAGATCGATGCGCTGCCGGAGAAGTGGAAATCCATCGCCGAGACCCGCAGCCTGCTCTGGCGCGGTGACGACGGCTCATACACTCTTCGCGAGAGGAAATTCTGATGGCCCGCAGGGGAAGGCCGAGCAAGGCAGGGAAGCGCCATTCGAACGGGCGCCGCGTGCACGAGCCCAGTTTCGACAAGGGATCGGATTGGGTGCAGGCGCGCCGCGAGCGATATGGCACCCACTATAGCACCGCGCTTGGCCGCGCTTTCGCGGCTGGCCTGCTGGCCGACGACGCCGAGCTGGCGTTGGACCGGTACCAGGGCGGGAAGCGGTTCGCCCGCGTCTATAACCGCATCGTCGGCGGCGAGACCTATCGCTGCCCCCTGGATCGATCCCCGCGCGGCATGGCTGGTGAGATGGTCGAGCCCGAGCGGCTTGAGTTCGAAGCGCGCGATCAGGATTGGCTGTTCGCCGCGATGGCAAGCCTCGATGCGGCTGGGTGCCGGCCGTACTTGGACCAGCTTGTCACCTCCGCGCATACCGATCATGGGCCCGCCTGGCTGGACCGCATGCTCGCCGGCGGTGCGGACCCTTGCGACCGGATGCTGTTGGGCGCAGCGCTTTGCGCGCTCGACATTCTTGCGCCGCCAAGGAAGCCAGCGCGAATCTTGGTGGCGACTTACGGTGACGCGGCTTGAACAGAGGAGCGCCACGTACTGGTCGAACGACCGCGCAATTGGCCGCATTGCCTGATGGCGCAGTTTATCTAGTCGCCCACCAAGCCCAGGCTGAGTACTGCAGACGGATTGTTATGGCTGATCGGTCCGTTATGTGGTTGCGCCATGAGCCATCGACTTGGCTGCTAGTGAGCCAGGCTCGGACGCGATCATGCGCTCAATCCCTACCGGGTCCTTCTCTATCAGAGAAAGAAGCACGCGCGCGGGGGCGTCCGGTTGGCGCCGAGCCTGTTCCCAATCGCGCACAGTTCCCACAGGGATATGATATGCGGTCGCGAACTCCATCTGCGTCTTGTGAGCAGATTTCCGAATAGCCTTCACATCGATGTTAGCGATGACCCGGCCGCGCGATTCGTCACCATTTGCGAAGGCGATCGCATCTTCCAAGCCGGCCGCGATCTTATCGAAAGCGCCCATAGTATGTCTCCGTCCGGTTTTCAGTTCATGGCGCCCCTTAAGGCGCGGTTGATATCAAAGCGTCTGCTAGTACCTTAGTGAGCAGGGCGAGCTTGTTCCGCTCATCTTTCGTCAGGTTCGCCTTCTCGTTTTTTCCGAATACCGTGATCATGAACGTAGGTACGTCGTCACCGGCGAAATACGTTATAACACGGTAGCCGCCCGATTTGCCCTTACCGGGCTTCGCTACACGCAGCTTCCGGGCACCACCGCATCCCGGCATGATATCGCCAGCCTTCGGATTCTGGGCGATCAAGGTAACAACAGCAGCCATCTCCTCCGCAGTCATACCAGCATCCTTAGCGGCAGCGAGGTAAGCGTTAGTTTCGATGACCGTGTGCATGCACCGCAAGTACGGCATTGCCGGACACGGCGCAAGTGCAAAAGTACGGCAATGCCGGATTCGAATACTCACGGTGCGCGTGATGGCGAGTACATGCACGTGATGCCCATCGTGATCGTTGGGGATAGGACATCCCCCGCCTTGACTTCCAGTTCATGATCTGTTCTCTAGCGTAAATCGTAATCAGAATTGCGCCCGCAGCCAACGCTTGCGGGCGCTGCTGTATCGGGGCCAGCCGCATGACCGCAGCCCCAACCTATCGCGACATCACCAAGCCTTGGTATGGCACAGCCCAATGGAAGCGCAGGCGCAAAGAACAGCTGGCACGAGAGCCGCTGTGCTGGATGTGCCAACGCGATGGCAAGATCGTCGCCGCCACCGTGGCCGACCACGACCCGCCGCATCGCGGTGACCGCAACGCCTTCTTCACCGGCCCCCTCAAGTCCCTCTGCAAGCGTCACCACGACAGCGACAAGGCGCTGATTGAGAACGGACGGGGAACGAAGCACATCGGCTCCGATGGCTGGCCGCTCGAAGAGCAATGATATTGCGCGGCAACGCATCAAATCCATCAAAAGTCCGGCCCGACCCCTCGATCCGTTCAGGATAGGGGGGGTGTTCATGAATAATGGGGCGGGAGGGCGTCTGGCGCACGTGGGCCTAAATTCTCACAAAGCCAGATTGATTGTCGGAGTTGCTCAATATGGCCACCCGGGGCGCGAAGCCGAAGCCGGCCAAGCTCCGGCTGGTTGACGGCACGCACCGCAACACGCGGCATGGCGACGACGGCGCAGCGCGTGAGGAGGCCGAGGCCATCGCTGCGCGGTTTGGCCCGCTGAAAAAGCCGGCCCATCTCAAGGGTGAGGCAGCCAAGGCCTGGAAGAATTTCATTGAGCCAGCCGGCTGGCTGGATGGGTCGCGCGAGCCTGCGGCGATCGCCTTCTGCGAGCTGTGGAAGGAATTTCTGTTCAACCCCACCGGGTTCCCGGCGTCGAAGCACGGCCAGATGCGCGCCTACATGAGCGAGCTGGGTCTGACCGACGAACGTAATCGGGGAGACCATGGCGGCAAAGAGGAGGAAGACGAGTTCTTCGGAGCCGGCTGATCGCTGCACCCAGTACGCACGCGATGTGCTTGCCGGGAAGTTCATCGCCGGCCCGCATGTCCGTAACGCTTGCCGCCGCCATCTTGACGATCTGCAATCAGGTCATGCTCGCGGTCTGACCTACTCGGTTGAGAAGGCTGAACGGGTCTTCCGGTTTTACGAGCAGAAACTGCGCCTCAATGGCGGCCAGTTCGAGGGCAGGCCCTTCCTGCTCCACCCATCCCAGGCGTTCAAGCTGGGTAACCTGTTTGGTTGGCTTCGCGCGGACGGCACCCGCCGTTTCCGCCGCGCTTACATCGAAGAGGGCAAAGGCAACGGCAAGTCGCCCTTTGCGGGCGGTATCGGCCTCTACGGCATGATGGCCGATGATGAGCCCGGCGCCGAAATCTACGCGGTGGCGGCGCACCGTGACCAGGCGAAGATCCTTTTCAATGACGCGGTCGCAATGGTCGACCAGTCGCCGGACCTCGCCAAGCGGATCACGCAGAGCGGCGGCCCGGGGCGCGTGTTCAATCTGGCCTGGCTGGCCAAGGGATCATTTTTCCGGCCGCTAAGCCGCAGCGCGGGCAAGTCCGGCTCCGGCCTGCGCCCGCATATCGGTCTGGCCGACGAGCTGCACGAGCATCCGAACCGCGACGCGGTGGAGATGATCGAGCGCGGCTTCAAATTCCGCCGGCAGCCATTGCTGCTGATGATCACCAATAGCGGCTCAGACCGTAATTCGATCTGCTACGAGGAGCACGAGCACGCGGTCAGGGTGGCCGCCGGTACGATGACGCCGGGCGAAGACTTCGCCTATGTGGGCGAGGCCATCGACGACTCGACATTTTCGTTCGTCTGCTCGCTCGACCCGGGTGACGATCCGCTGAAGGATCCGAAGTGTTGGGCGAAGGCGAACCCACTGCTGGGGACGATCCTTTCGTACGAGTATCTGGAAGGCGTGGTCGCCCAGGCAAAGGCCATTCCAGGAAAGCTGAACGGAATCCTGCGGCTCCACTTCTGCGTCTGGACCGACGCTGAGGCCGCATGGATGTCGCGCGCGGTGCTGGAGCCGTGCATCGCCGATTTCGATCCGGCGGAGCACCACAGCAAACGCGTTTCCATCGGGCTCGATCTTTCGCAGAGCCGCGACATCACGGCCAAGGCAAACGTGGTGCAAACCGGCACCATGGACGTGGAAGTTGAGGTAGATGGCGAAAAGCGTTTCGTCGCCAAGCCCACGTACGACGCATGGATCGAAGCTTGGACGCCGGGCGATACGCTCGACGCCCGCGCCTCCCGCGACAAGACGCCCTATGACGTCTGGGCCCGGCAGGGCCATATTTACGCACCGCTGGGCCAGAGCATCCGCTTCGACCACGTCGCTCAGGCCCTGGCCGATGACGATCGACACTTCGAAATCGCTGCCGTCGGATATGACCGGTACGCGTTTCGGCAGTTCGAAAACGAGTGCAATCAGCTCGGGCTGAGCATCCCGTTCGTGGAGCACCCTCAGGGTGGCACGAAAAAGGGAAAGCCCACCGACGACATGATCGCGGAGGCCAAGTCTCGCGGGGTGGAACCAGAAGGCCTCTGGATGCCGAAATCGCTGCGCGAATTGGAGGATGCTCTCCTGGAGGGCCGCATCCGCCTGCGCCGCAACCCCGTGCTGATCTCGGCGATGATGAGCGCCGTTACGGATTCCGACCGCTGGGAAAACAGGTGGCTCGCAAAGGAGCGGGCCACGAACAAGATCGACGCCGCTGTGGCGCTCTGCATGGCAATCGGCGTGGCCGGTGCTTTCGCAGAACTCGCCGGCCCCTCTTACGAAATGCTCATCATTTAGGAGCCGCCCATGCAGAACCGGGCCTATTCATTCATCCAGATCAAGTCTCTGGATGAAGAAAAGCGCGTCATCTCCGGCATCGCCAGCACACCCCGCCCGGACCGAGTCGGCGATATCGTCCAGCCCATGGGCGCCAAGTTCAAGCTACCCCTGCCCTTCCTGTGGCAGCACAATCACGATCAGCCGATCGGGCACGTTACTGAGGCATCTATCACCCCGCAGGGTATCGCCTTCAAAGCCGAGATCGCCAGCACCGATGAGCCGGGCAAGCTCAAGGATTTGCTCGATTTCGCTTGGCAATGCCTGAAGATGAAGCTGGTCGCTGCCGTGTCGATCGGCTTCCGGCCGCTCAAGTACGCATTCATCGCCGACGGCGGCATCGAGTTCGAGGAGTGGGACTGGTTCGAGCTTAGCGCCGTCACCATCCCCGCTCAGGCCGACGCTACGATTACGGCCGTAAAGTCGATCGATGCGGGCCTGCGCAAGGCGGCAGGTGTCGCCGAACCCGAAATTCCGCGACCCGACAAGCCTGCCGCGACCGGCAAGGGGCGTGTCGTGAAGCTGGATGCGCCTGCCCGCGACCGGGCGGAACCCTTCGTCATCCGCAGCATCAAGCGGACGGCATAGCACTCTAACTTCGGGAAAACCCCATGCCGACTATCGCAGAACAGATTACTGCGTTCGAAACGAAGCGTGCTTCGCTCGTCGCCGCCAACGAAACCATCATGACCAAGGCCGCCGGCGAAGGCACGACCCTCGACGCCGAGCAGGAAGAATCGTTCGACGGCAATCAGGCCGATATCGAAGCGATCGACAAGCATCTTGTGCGCCTGCGCGCGATGGAGAAGACCGTCGTGTCCAAGGCGGTGCCAGCCAACGGCAAAACTGGCGCGGAAGGCACTGCGTCGCGCGGCGGCCACACGATCCACATCAAGTCGACCGAGGCCGAAGAGAAGTTCGAAGGCCAGAACTACACCCGTATGGTGATCGCCAAGACGCTCGCGCGCCTCGATGGCATCTCCGCGGAAGGCATCGCCAATCAGCGTTGGGGCAAGAGCAACCCGATGCTCGCTCAGGTCATCAAGGCCGCGGTCGCAGGCGGCGGCACGGAAACCGGTGAATGGGGCGCTGAGCTCGCGCAGGCGGACACACGCTACACCGGCGACTTCATCGACTTCCTCTACGGGCAGACCGTATTCGACAATCTGCCGCTGCGCGAAGTTCCTGCCAACGTGCACATCAAGGGTCAGGACGGCGCCGCAAACGCGTACTGGGTGGGCCAATCCAAGTCGATCCCGGTCACCACTGCGGACTTCCTGGACGTCCAGTTGGCAGCCCAAAAGGTCGCGGCGATTGCCGTCGTGTCGAAAGAACTGCTGCGCGATAGCTCGCCTTCGGCCGAGCTTCTTGTCCGCGATGCTCTGGTGCAGGCGTCGGCCCAGCGTATCGACCAAACGTTCCTTTCGGCCGACGCCGCAGTGCCCAACGTCTCGCCGGCAGGCATCCTTTTCGGTCTCACGGCCCTGAACAGCGCGGGCAACGACGTCGACGGTGTTATCGCCGACGTGAAGGCCCTTTACGCGCCGTTCCTCGCCGCGAAGAACGCAAGCGGCTTGCAGATGGTCGCCAATGAATCGCTCTCGAAGTCGATTGGCCTCATGCAGAACGTGATGGGCAATTGGGCCTTCCCGGGCATCACGGCGGCCGGTGGTTCCCTGCTTGGCGACCCTCTGGTGTCTGGCAGCAACGTCGGTGCGAGCGACCTCATCCTGCTCAAGCCCTCCGATATCTACAAGATCGGCGATCGCGGCGTGGAAGTCTCGCTCTCGACCGAGGCAGCGATCCAAATGGACAGCGCGCCGAACGGCGCCAGCGACACCCCGACCGCGCAAACCGGCGTGGTCTCGATGTTCCAGACGGAATCGGTCGCAATCAAGGTTGTGCGCCCGCTGAACTACGCCAAGCGCCGCGCCTCGGCGGTCTCGTACATCGGCGATGCCGACTACGGCACCCCGGTCACACCGTAACCATGTACGGGCGGGCGGCGCGCGCCGCCCGCCAACCTCAGGGAGTATGGCGACATGCCCGATCTGATCGCAATCAAGCCGATGTCCTATGCGACCCGCCGCTTGGCGGCCGGCGCCCGTTTCACCGCTCGCTCTGCGTCACACGCCCGTGCACTGGTTGCGATTGGCAAGGCGCGGCTGGCCGACACGGATAGCGACGCTCTGCCTGCTCCGAAGGTCGATCTTGATGCCCTTCGGGAAGAATATGTGATCGTGCTCGGGAAGAAGCCGTACCATGGCTGGACCGCTGAGGCGCTCGCCGAGAAGATCGCGGAAGCCAAGGCCGCCTGATGCGCCTCTTCGGCTTCGAGATCTCCAGGGCCGGGCGCGCTCTGTCGTCGCCATCCAGCGGAGGCGGCTGGACGCGCATCCTCGAACCGTTTGTCGGCGCCTGGCAGAAGAACGTCGAAGTCAATCCGGCGGCGGTGCTGGCGTTCCATGCAGTGTTTTCATGCATGACACTGATCGCGAGCGATATCGCGAAGCTGCGGGTGAAGTTGGTCGAGTTGTCCGAAGGTGTGTGGACGGAAACTACCAACCCGTCATATTCGCCGGTACTTCGCAAGCCGAACGGCTTCCAAACGCGCAATCAGTTCTGGGAGAACTGGTTCCTCTCAAAATTGTCGAAGGGCAACACGTACGTCCTCAAGGACCGTGATGGCAGGGGCGTTGTCACCGCCCTGTACATCCTCGACCCTGATCGCGTTGAACCGCTCGTCTCCGAAGACGGCGGGGTCTACTACCGCCTGCAGACCGACTACCTCTCCGGCATCACCGAAGAGGCAATTACGGTCCCGGCGAACGAGATCATCCACGACCGGTTCAACTGCCTGTTTCATCCGCTCGTCGGGCTGTCTCCGATTTACGCATCCGGTCTCGCGGCCACGCAGGGCCTGCAGATCCAGAACACGAGTGCGCGGTTCTTCGGCAACGGCTCAAAACCCGGCGGCCTGCTGGTAGCGCCCGGGAAGATCGACCAAGCCAACGCCGATCGCCTGAAGGAATACTGGAACAAGAACTTCACCGGGGAGAATGCGGGCAAGATCGCGGTCCTGGGCGACGGTCTCAAATACGAGGCTCTCACGGTCAACGCCAAGGATGCCGAGCTCATCCAGCAGCTGAAATGGACGGCAGAGGTGGTGTGCTCGACTTTTCACGTCCCGCCCTACAAGATCGGCGTGGGCACCCTCCCCAGCTACAACAATGTACAGGCGCTCAACGTCGAATATTTCAGCCAGTGCCTACAATCGCTGATCGAGGCGGCCGAAACATGCATGGATGAAGGCCTCAAGACCGGCGAGAAGCTGGGCACCGAGTTCGATACCGAAAACCTCCTGCGCATGGACAGCGTCACACAGATGCAAGTGCTCAAGGAAGGGGCGGGCATTCTCAAGGTCGACGAGATGCGTGCGAAGCTCGACAAGAAGCCGACAGAGGGCGGCGATGCGGTTTACCTGCAGCAACAGAATTACAGCTTGGCCGCGCTCGCCAAGCGCGACGCCCAGGACGACCCGTTCGGCAAGAGTCCACCGACCGCCGACACTGCGCCTGCAAACGACAACAGCGAGGCGCAGCGGGCCGCCAGCAAGGCATTGCTCGAAAAGCGAGTGCGGGAGCGCCTGAATGCTTGATATCGACGATATCGCCGACGTCGTCGCGAGCGCTGTGCGCGCCGCGACAGTCCCCCTCCTTGCGCGAATTGAGGAGCTGGAGCGCCGTGAGTTGCCCAAGACGATCAAGGGCGATCCTGGCGAAATCGATATGGCCGCCGTCGCAGCGCTGGTGGAGGATGCCGCCGTGCGCGCAGCCGCCGCGCTGCCGCCGGTCGCGCCCGCCGAAGTCGATATGGCCTCCGTCGCAGCGCTGGTGGAGGACGCCGCCGCCCGCGCAGCCGCCGCGCTGCCGCCGGTCGCGCCCGCCGAAGTCGATATGGCCGCCGTCGCAGCGCTGGTGGAGGACGCCGCCGCGCGCGCAGCCGCCGCGCTGCCGCCGGTCGCGCCCGCCGAAGTCGATATGGCCGCCGTCGCAGCGCTGGTGGAGGATGCCGCCGTGCGCGCAGCCGCCGCGCTGCCGCCGGTCGCGCCCGCCGAAGTCGATATGGCCGCCGTCGCAGCACTGGTAGAGGAGGCCGCCACGCGCGCCGCCGCCGCGCTGCCGCCGGTCACGCCCGCCGAAGTCGATATGGCCGCCGTCGCAGCGCTGGTAGAAGACGCTGCCAAGCGCGCAGCCGCCGCGCTGCCGCCGGCGAAAGACGGTGTCGGCTTGGCAGATGCCCTGATTGGAAAGGATGGTCAGCTCATCCTGACAATGACCGACGGCCGCATCAAGGATCTGGGAGTCGTCATCGGCAGCGACGGCGAGACCTTCACGCTCGACGATTTCGACATCGTTCCTCTCGAGGACGAGCGCTCCTTCGAGTTCTCGTTCACGCGCGGCGTGGTGAAGCACAGCTTCGAATTCTCGTTCCCGGTGATGATTGATCGCGGCGTCTATTCGATCGAGCGGGAATATGTCCGCGGCGACACCGTCAGCTGGGGCGGCTCGCTCTGGATCGCCCAGAAGGACAGCCCCGGCAAGCCCGACACCGCCGATAGCGGCTGGCGTTTGGCGGTGAAGAAGGGCCGCGACGGGAGGGACGCGAAATGATCCGATACCTGCGCTCTCTCTTCGCCTGGCGAGAATTCCGCGACAACGGTGTCTGGGTGTACTTCGAGAATGCCGTGTCCGGCTGCCGAAAGGCGATCAGGGTCGGTGGCTGCTACCAACCACTGGATTTCGAGTGGCTGGCTGGCGGCGCGCGCGACGGTTGGGCCTATGACCACGGCCGCCGGATACGGATCAAGCGCGGCTCCATCGTTCGGTCGCTTGGCACCCCGCCGAGGCCGTCGCGATGAGCGGGCTGACGCTCGACCAAGTCAAGGGCTGGCTCCGCTACGACACCGACGACAACGACGTCGCGTTGACCATCATGCTCAAGGCAGGCGTCCAGTGGATCGAACGCTACACAGGGCACCTGTTCACCCAGCGCGCCGTCACGGAATCGCTGCGCGCCAGCCAATCCTATTTCGATCTGCGCTGGAAACCGTTCCAGGCGGGCAGCTTGAGCGTTAGCTTTATAGATTGCGCGTTCGCCGAGCAGGAATTCGATAGCGCCTCGATATTCCCGATTGGCGATACCTACCGCGTCCAGGCAGCGAGCTGGCCGCGTGGCGCACAGACGATCAACCTGACCTACATGGCCGGCTACGCCACCTCCGACGAGATCCCTGACGTGTTCGCAATGGCGCTCGCACTGTGGTCTGGCATGACCGACGCCGATCGCGCTTCCCTCAGCGAAGACGGGAAATCGGCGATGCACTTCCTGCTCGAAGACTACCACCTTCCGGTGCTGGCATGAACGCTGGCAAGCTCGATCGCCGGATCGACATCATGCGCGCAGGCTCCCAGGTCGACAACGGGTTCAATTCGGTCCCCGGTGCACCTGCGGTGCTCGCCACACGGTGGGCATCGTGGAAGCCGGCCAACGGTCGCGAGGCGTTCGAAAACATGGGTGTCGAGGCAAAGGCCGGCGGCACGTTCTGGGTGCGCTGGGACAGCGTCACCAGCACGATCACTACTACCGATACCGTCGCATATGGTGGCCGAGACTGGAACATCGTCGGCGTACAGGAAATCGGGCGCCGCGAGGGCGTCGAGCTGATCGTCGCAGCGGGGGACTGACATTGGCGAGCGAGATGATGAAACTCACCGGCTTTGCGGAGCTGGAGAGGGAACTCGCCTCGCTCGCCAATGCCGCGACCATGCGGCGCGTCGCGACCCGGGCCCTCCAAGTGGCGGCCGAGCCGATCCGCGACGAGGCGAAGCGGCTGGCGCCGGATGATCCGGCCACCGGCGAAGGCAAGTATCTCGTCGAGGCGATCAAGATCGGACGTGCGGCCGGCGCGTCCCAAAAACTCGGGAACAGCGGGTCTCAGGTGTCGACATTTGTCGGCATCGACGGTTCGGTCAAACCGGCGAAGCCGTCGACCCGCCGCAAGACCAAGAAGGGCACGGGCAAGCCCGGCGGCGGCGTGGCCGCCTACTCGATCATGATGGAACAGGGCACCACCACCCACCAGGGCGTTCATTACATGGCGCGCGGTTTCGAAGCGATGAAGGAAGTCGCTGTCGAGCGCGCGGCGGATGCGCTCCGCGAAGACATTATTGCGACGCAGGGCCGCGCAGCGCGCAAAGCGGCGAGGAATGCTGAGTGAGCTTCGAAACCGCCCTCCGCAGCCGGATGAAGGGCGATCCTGCCTTTGCTGGCGCCTCGGTTGAATGGGATGAGCGGCCGCAAGGGAAGATCACGCAGTCGATCGTGATCGAGACCATCGCCGGCGAGAGAGAGCAGACTTTCAAGGGTCCGCAGAAAACCAACCGGGACCGCCTCCAGTTCAACGTCTTCGCCATGGACAAGGCGACTGCAGTCGCGCTGCGCGAAGCCATCATCGCCATCGTCTTCGCACCAGCCACCGTCGATGGCATCGAATTCCAGCGCGGCTCGCTCGTGATGCATCGGTCAGACACCGACAGCACCGAGAACGGCACCGTGCGCATCGAAATCGTGGATGCCTACCTCTGGCATTCCACCGTGTGACGGCCGCTGGCCCGGTAGCCAGCACATTCTAGGCGCAAGCCTATCCATACATGGAGAGACGACATGACCACCGACGCCCGGACTGGCTCGGGTGCGCGCTTCTGGCTTGCCAATGCCACGGGTGTGCTGACCGAATGCGATGAGATGATCACCATCCCCGACATCGACCAGCAGGACGATGAAATCGACGCCACTCACTTCAAGTCGGAAGGTTTCAAGGAATACATCAACGGCCTGACCGACAGCGGCACCGGTGATTTTGGCTTTAACCTGGTACCTGGTGGTCCCACGGACGTTTTGATCGCCGAAGCAAAGGCCTCGAAAGAGGCCCGCGAGTGGAGGCTTGTCATCCCGGACGGCGATTTCGGCTATGCCTTCACTGGCAAGTTGATCGTGCGCGGCTACAAGCGCACGGTCCCCATCAACGACCGCATGACCGCGACCCTGACGGCGCGCTTCAGCGGCAAGATCGCCGAGGCCAAGCTCACCGAAGAGCCCGATGACGGAGCCGGTGCCTGATGGTCGCTCCCGTCGATAGCAAGGCGGACCTGACGGTGGGGGACGAAACTTTCGTCCTCCGCCTCAACTTCCGGACCTTGTCGCTGCTCGAAAAAGCCGGGCTGGATCCGTTCTCGCCGGATGGCATCGTGTTTACGGTATCGAAGATGGCTATGATGTGCATCGCACTCTCCATCGACGACCACCCTGACATGACCGATCAGGAGGGGCTCGCCATCGTCGTTCGCAACGGTCCGGGATTCCGCGACGCGTATCGTGAACTGATGACAAACTTCGGCGGCGCACCGGATGGCGACGAAGATCTGGGAAACGGACAGACGACGAAGATTCGGAGCGGCGCACCAGCGTCGACGACTTCTTCGTCACGTGGATCGAAGCCGGCTTCCCGCCGGAAACCTTCTGGAGCCAAACGCCGCGCCACTACCAGTTGATCATGCGCGGCGTACGCCGCCGCATGAAAGCCGAGGCTGAGAACCGTACCGCCCAAGCTTGGCAAACCGGTGCGTTTACCGGCTCGACCCAATCGAAGGGCGGCCTGAAGCCGCTCAACCACTATCTCAAGCAGCCGCCGCGCCGGATGAGCAACAAGGAAATGCTCGCCAACATGCGCGTCCTGGTGGCCCGGGCCAATCGCGCGAACGCGTGACCGTGCTCGAATAGCGCCGGGCGCCCTACCGACGGCCCACAGTGCCGCAGTTTCCCAATGAGGTGACACCATGGCCGAAGCCCTGCTCGGCTCCCTGCTGATTCAACTCGGCATGGACTCGGCCCAGTTCGAACGCGCGACCCAGCGTGCGCAATCGAGCGTCCAGAAGATGTCGCAGTCGATCGGGGCGCAGGCCAAGGATGTGGTCGACGCATCGAACCGCATGGGAATTTCGATCACCGCATTCGCCAGTCGCGTCGGACAGCTTCAGGCGCAGTTGAACCCCGGGCAAGCGGCGCTCGCCAATTACCGAAAGGAAGCGGACCTCCTTAAAGAGGCTTTCCGCATCGGCGCCATCAGCCAAGATCAGTTCACCACCAGCCTGCGCACGGCGATTCAGGGCTACAAGAGCATCGGGGCTGGCGCCGCGCAGGCAGACAAGGCGTTGACGAGCAGCGGTGGCTCCTCGCGCATGGTTGCAGCACAATTCTCCCAGATGGGCCAGCAGATCATGGCTGGTACCGGCCCCATTCAAGCATTCGCCATGCAGTTGCCAGATATCGCCTTGGTCATGGGCCAAGCCGGCAAGGAAGCCAGCGGCTTTGCGAGCATCTTGGGCGGCACGTGGGGCATTGCGATCACAACCGGCATAGCACTCCTCGCAAATTTCATTCCTGCACTGATGTCCTCTGGGGACGAGGCCGAAAAGGCGGCTAAAGCTCACGAGACACTGGCCGATAAATTGGACATGTCTCGGCACAGCTATGATGAGGTGATCGCTGCTGCGCGCGAATACAACGCCGAGCAGTCGAAGGCGAACCAGACCACGCTTGATGCCGTGGGGAGGACTGCAGCAAAGACGGCTGAGGACATCAAGGCCGCCATCGCGATCCGCGAGAAGACAAAGGCGATGCTCGATGCCGCGTACGCGGAGATGGACAACCCCCGCAACGCACAGGAAGGTGCTGGTGCGTCGGTAGAGGTGTCGGCACTGCAATCACGCATTGCGGACGAAGATGCAAAGCTTGGAGTTCTCCGAGAAACCGCACGAAATGCTGTGGCAGATGTCGCGGACGCTTTGGCGAAGATCGACACGGATCCTGTCGCTCGTATCCGCAGCGGCTTTGATGAACTGCGCAAGCAGGCAAAAGCCACTATCACCGATGTTGGCGCTCTTCGCCAACGCCTGGCGACGCTCAATACTGAAGAGCAGAAGCAGGTCGATATAGCGGAGAAGGCGAAACGGGCGGCGAACTCGTCCGGCAGTGCTGCCTCCGACAATAGCATGGGCAGCATGAAAGCCCTGCTCCAGAGCATGGGCATGCGCATCACGTCGACCACCGGCGGCGTGCACACGGCCAACAGCGACCATTACAAGGGCAATGCGATCGACTTCGTGCCCTCCGGCGGCATGGGGCAATACAGCAAGGCCCAGATGCGGCAGATGCTGGAAGACGCCGGCGTGAACATTCGCCGCAATGCCGGCGGCGTGGAGCAGTTCTTCGGCCCCGGCGACAAGGGCCATAGCGACCATTTCCATGTCGCGTGGACCGGTACCGCTTCGCCCGAGGAGGCGCAGCGGCGCCAGGCGGCGGCGGCAGCCAAAGTTCAAGCTCAAGCCGATACCGCCGCCCGCAACCAGCAGGCCTACGAGAACGAAAAAGCCCGGCTCAGCCAGCAGTTGCTGGATGCGCAGCAGCAGTCCCTCACCGATACTGACGCGATCGCCGAAAGCCAGCGGCAACAGGTCCAGACCGAGAAGGACCGTGAGGACGCATCGATCGAGACTGCGCTCAACACGCGCAAGTACACGGCCGCGCAGGCAGAGGAACTCAAGGAACTCAATGCCAGCGCCGCCGCCGCCAAAGTCGCGCGGATCAATCGGCAGCAGCAGATCGACCAGATCAACCGGTCGACCGAGCTTCAGTCCGGCCTGCTCAGCAATGAAGTCCAGTCGCTCCAGTTGCAGGAGGATGCGGCCAAAACGAACGCGGAACGCCGCCGCATCGCGCTCCAGATCCTCGATTACGAGACCGAGGAAGCCCGGCTCAAATATCAGCAGACGATCGACCTCGGCAAACTCGGCGAGGCTACGGCCGAGCAAGTGAAGATCGCGCAGGATGGCCTCACCAAGCTCGACGCCAACTATGCGCTCCAGCGGAATTCGACGCTACGCCAGACCGCTGGCCCAATGGAATCATACAAGGCACAGTTACAGGATTCCGTGGCCGACATGAATTCGGCCATGGAAGGCATTGAGGTCGGTGCAATCCAGAACCTGACCGATGGCCTCGCCGGCGCCGTCGCGGGCACCCAGAAGCTGGGTAACGTTTTCAAAAACGTGGCACAGCAAATCGTTGCCGACTTGATCAAGATCCAGATCCAGAAGGCTATCGTGGGCGCGCTGGACAATGTGTTCGGCGGCCTGGGCGGGACGACGTCGCTCAGCAGCAACTCGGTCGTGGCAAGTGCAGCCGCGGGGTACGACTTCACTTCATTCGGGAATATCAGCCTCGCCGGAGCCAAGGCCACGGGCGGCCCGATCATTGGCGGCCTTCCCTATTTGGTCGGAGAGCGCGGCCCCGAAATCGTAGTGCCGGGATCTTCGAGCCAGGTCATTCCTAACCACGAACTCGCCGGGCTGGGCGGCGGAGGCGGTACAGTGAACAATTTCTACGGCCCCGGCGCCGACGCATTCTGGGGCGAGGTGAGCGGCGTTGCGGGCAAAGTCGCCGCACCAATGGCCGTCGCATCCGGACTTCAGGCGCGCAGCGCGGCTGGATCGGACGTTTCACGCGCGGCCCGCCGCAAGATCCCCGGGAGATAAGTCTTGGCCGCCATTACGCTACCCGACACCGCAATCCCCAACGACGCGACAGTGCTATTGCGTGATTTCGGCACCGTGCTGACGCCTTTCCTCGGCGGTCCGGAGCAGAGAATCAATCGACCCGGCACTCGGTTCGCGATGTCGGTTGTGTTGCCGAACAAGCGCACCCAGGATGATGCCCTCAAGATCCAAAGCCGCTTGCTTCGCGCCCGCGAAGATCGGTTGTTGATGGAGTTCTGGCAGCCCGGCTTCGACCCCGGCGATCCCGGCGCACCTGTCGTGTCAGCCGCGGTCAACAGCGGGTCCAGCCTGCCGCTGTCAGGTCTCCGCGCAGGGTATGTAATAAAGGAAGGCCAGTTCGCTTCCATCATCCACGCCGGGCGCCGCTACGTCTACATGTTCGCCGCAGACTTCGTTGCGGGCGCGGGCGGCGCTGTACTGGCGACGATCTGGCCCATGCTTCGCACTCCGCTGTCGGCGGGCGATGTGGTCGAGATCAAGAAGCCCATGATTGAGGGCCTCGTGAATCCCGGCGACGAGTTAAGCTGGCAAATTTCAGTCGACTGCATGCGCGCATTCAACTTCAAGATTTCCGAAGGAGCGTGATATGCCCGACGTAATGAACACCGAAATGACTACCGCCCAGCGCGCTGAAGCCGAATTTGATCTGCAATTTGCTCGCGAAGAGATCCGCGAACGCCTGCGCTACCAAATGACCTTCGCAGAAAAGGGCCTGGCAGCAATGATGCTGGCAAATGGTGGCGCGCTGATCGCGCTCTTCACGTTCATCGGCAACACCGTTGGAAAGGCAGAATCCGCGCTGAAGTTGGACACGCCGCTGCTGTGGGGGGCATTCGCAGTGTTTGCCTTCGGAGTAGCCCTCGTCCTTCTTGCGCACCTTTTCGCGTTTTTCAGCCAGCACACCTATTACATCCAGACCGCGCTCGAAATGTGGCGGCATCAACGAAGCCTCAATACTGGCATAGTCGATCGCGAAGTCGCGAAGGAAGCTGCGCTTAACCGGCGGGGCAATTTCTATCTTTACGGCGGCCTTGGTTCGCTCGGCACATCGTTGTTGTGCTTTATCGCGGGTGCCGGCCTGGCGCTGGCTGGCGTACTGCCTGCCTAGCCTCGACCGACAATTAACTTGTACATGGGCTGCCCTCGGGCGGCCCTTTTTTTTGAGGTCACCGTGGACGCAGCCCTTAAAAATGCGCTCGCGCAGCCAACCGTACTACTGTTCGGCGCGCTCAAGATCGAACTCCCCGATTACAACTTGTGCCTTCTAGACGGATCGGCGAGCATCGTGATTGCTGGCGAGACCTACACAGGTCAGGATCCGACGTTCGGCACGCTGTCCGATATCTCTGAGCTGTCGGAGGAAGACGGCGATGACGCGCCCGAGATCACCGTCACGCTATATCCTCCAAGTCTGAGCGCGACCGCGGTCCTGGCCAACCCCAGCATGCAAGGCTGCACGGCGACCTTGATGGTCGGCGCCGCCGACCCCCTCACCGGCATGGCCATCGGCACTCCGGAAATCCTGTTCCTTGGGGAGATTGACGTGCCGACTGTCGGGACCGACGGCACCGGCGCGCGGACGCTGTCCTTCACGATCGTCAGCGTCTTCGAGCGACTGTTCGAGGTGGAAGAAGGCCAGCGCGCCACAAACGGCTGGCACCAGTCCATCTGGCCGGGCGAACTGGGGCTCGACTTCATGACCGGCACCGATCTCAATCTCTATTGGGGGACCAAGCCGCCAAAGAGCAGCGCGACCGCGAAGAGCGCCCCCGTATGGACGCTCCAGACCGCAGCCAGGGCGGTATTCTGATGACCCCGCTCGAAAAACGCCACGCAGCGATCGAGGCCACCATGTCCCGCTATCGCCAGCTGCCATTTGAATGGGGCAAGGTCGATTGCGCGAAGGTTGCAGCATTCCATCTCCGGCAAATCGGCCTCAAGCTGTCGCTTTCGAAAGCCGGGCGCTATTCGTCGCCTCTGGGCGCCGCGCGCGCGCTGAAGCGCCTAGGTTATTCCACCCTCGCCGAGATGGCGGATGGGATCGGCCTTTGCCCGATTCCCCCCGCCTACCTGATGCTGGGCGATATTGCCGAGATCGAGGGAGACAGCCCTATCGGCACCATCTGTCTGTACGCAGGCAACGGCAACCTGTTCGGATTCCATGAGAATCATCCCGGCCTCGTGACCATGACGCCGAAGAACATCCTACGCGCCTGGAGTATCCTGTAATGGCCAAGGCTCTGAAAACGGCCGCGCTGGTGGTGGGTGCCGTGGCACTCGTCGCCACTGGGGTTGGCGCGCTTGCCGGTGCTGGTGTCCTCGGCGCGGCTGCGATGGGTACGACGGGCGTAGTAGCCGGGATCTCGGTAGGGACGATTACGACCATAGGCGCCTTCGCAGGTCTGGCGGCCGCCGCACTGAGTTTCGCTGCCGCCAAGATGGCGCCGGGCATCTCGGCTCAGGGCGACCCCACCAAATTCACCACGAATCCGCAGAGCGGCCTTCCCTACGCTATGGGTCGAACGCGCATGTCGGGCCTGCGGATCTTCGCCGCGACCAGTGAGCGCCCGGGATACACAAAGTTCAACGACCTGCTCTGGTTCGGCGCTCTGCTCAGCATCGGCGGCCAGATTGGTGGAATCGAGCAGTTCACGGCCGATAACGAAGCCATCACGTTCAGTGCCACCACGGGCAATGCCGTCGGTACCTACTACGACTACATGGCGCAGAAGGTACATCTGGGTGACAGCCCGCAAGCCAGCGCCCTTGCCCTCTCCCTCGGCGGTGGAACTGCACCCGGATGGACCAGCGCCCATAAACTGTCCGGCATTACCCATGCCATGTGGTGCCTGCGCTACAACAAAGAAGGCGACATGTTCGGGGCCGGCGCCCCGGAGCCCGCGTGGATCGGCAAGTGGGTTAAGGTCTACGATCCACGAAAGGACAGCACCTATCCTGGTGGGTCCGGATCGCACCGCGCGCTGAACGAGAGCACTTACGAGTGGTCGGACAATCCCGGCCTTCATGCGCTCACCTGGGCGCTCGGCCGCTGGGAAAACGGTAAGCGGACATGCGGCATCGGCGCGCCCGTTTCTACCATCCGTGTTGTCGAGTTCGTCGAATGCGCCAACATCTGCGACGCCAACGCCTGGAAAATGGGCGGCGTTGAATGGACCACGGACAGCAAATGGGACACGCTGAAGCGGATCCTTCAGGCCGGCGGCGCAATGCCGACGCAAACCGGCGCGATGATCGGCTGCCGCGTCAACACCCCGCGCACAGCTATCGCGACGATCGAGAGCCGTCACCTGTTGGACGGCCTTTCGCTGGCCATGACAAAGAGCCGGCGTGATCGCTTCAACACGGTCATTCCACGCTACGTCGACGAAGCCAGCGACTGGTCGGTCATTTCCGGCACCGCCATCACCGTCGACGAGTATGTCACCGCAGACAAGGGCCAGCGCACCAAGGAAATCGACTATCCATTGGTGCAGGTGTTCTCCGGCGACCAGGCAAAGCAGCCCGGACAGCTGGCCGCCTATGACATCGTCAACAGCCGTGAGGCCGGGCCGTTCACCTTCACGACCGGTCCGGAATGGATCGGTCTCAAGACTGGCGACGTGGTCTATCTCGACGTTCCCGAGGAAGGTCTCGATAACCAGCCTGTCCTGATCACGAAGCGCGCGATCGATCCGTCCACGGGCAAGGTCTCCTTTGCGGCGGTCACTGAGACCTACTCGAAGCACGCGTTCGCCCTCGGCCAGTCCACAACACCGCCGTCGCCTTTCTCGCTCTCCGCTGCAGCCCTGAAGCCACCGGCGCCCGCTGAGACGGAATGGGCTGTGACCGGCACGACCTCAGGCGAAGGCTTCCCGGCCCTGATGGTCTCCGGCGTAAGCCAGATGCCTTCGGCGGATGCGGTGGTCATCGACTACCGCCTGCACAATGCAGACGCTTGGACGAACTCCGCTATCCTTTCGACTGTCGATCCCGTGCTGCACGTCATCTCGCCGTTGGAGAGCGAGACGCGGTACGATGTTCGGATCGGCTATCGGGTGGGTACGATCACCGGCGATTTTACGATCTTCTCCAACGTCGCCACCGGCACCGGCAAGATCACGACGATCGAAAGCAAAGTCGACGATCTGAGCGTGACAGCGAAGGTAACTGCCTACCTCACGGTGCCGGCCGTAAACCTGTTCGCCTATGCCAACGGCAACGTCATCGACTACTCGACCGCGACGGGGCAATTCCGCGTGATGCGCGGGACGACTGACGTCAGCTCCCAATTCACGATCGAGCTGGTCGACAACCCGAATGTTCTTACAGCCACGCTCAGCGGCAACACCTATTCCGTTACAGGTGGGCTGGTAGAGGATACCGCAACGCTCGCCATGCGTGCGACCGGATCGGATGATTACGCGGGGCTGATTTTCGACCAGGTCTTCACGCTGTCGCGCGTCAAAGCCGGATACGAAATCGTCTCAGACTTGCCGACGACGGACAACTTCGAAGGCCGTGCCGTCTACTTCGGTGGCAAGCTCTACACCTTCACCGACGGCGCCTGGAAGACGGGCGTGGATGGCGCCGATATTTCCGGCGAGATCGCGACCGCGCAACTCGCCGCGGATTTCGTAAGCACCGTCCATACCAGCGCCGACAACATCAACGAGCTGATCGAGACTTACGGCTCTACCGCCAGCGCGGCGGACAGCGCAGCGGCTGCGGATGCTTCCAAAACGGCCGCATCCAACTATGCGACAGCGGCCGGGGCGGCAAAGGACGCCTCGCAAGCTGCGCAGACGCTCGCCGACGCCTCGAAGGCCGCTGCCGCGACCTCGGCAACTGCCGCAGCGACGGCCAAAACGGGCGCAGATACCGCAGCGACCAACGCGGCGACCGCGAAAACGCAGGCGGAGACCGCTGCCGCCAACGCGAAGACGAGCGAGACCAACGCCGCTTCATCGGCTGGCGCCGCCTCGACCAGTGCGGGACAGGCGAGCACCTCGGCGACCAACGCGGGAACTTCGGCGAGCCAAGCGAGTGGATACGCCACAACGGCGTCTACTGCCGCGACCAACGCAGGAAATAGCGCGACGGCCGCCTCGACTGCTGCCACCACAGCGACGACCAAGGCCAGCGACGCGGCAACCAGCGCCACGACGGCCAGCACTGCCGCGACCACAGCCTCGACCAAGGCCGGTGATGCGCAGACCTACGCCAATAACGCGGCGAGCAGCGCGACCAGCGCCAGCGGGTCGGCCACGACCGCGACCACGCAGGCAGGCGTTGCCACCACGCAGGCGGGCAATGCGGGCTCCTCGGCATCGGCGGCGGCGGCATCGGCCGCAACCGCGACCACGAAGGCAAGCGACGCCAGCACGTCGGCTACTACCGCCACGAACCAAGCGACCATCGCCACCACGAAGGCGGGTGATGCGAGCACCTACGCGAACAACGCTGCGACTTCGGCCACGGGCGCGGCGGGTTCTGCGACGACTGCTACAACGCAGGCAGGCGTTGCCGCCACGCAGGCGAGTTACGCGCAGAACTACGCGCAGCAGAACCTGCTCTCGAAGGGCACGTTCGACGACAATAGCGTAGGCCAGTGGCTCAACGCGACCGTCACGGCAGACGCGGGTCCGACTGGTATGGGCCACACCAAAGTCCTGTTGCAGGGCAACGGCAACGACGTGCGCGATGGCGCCTATCGTTCGGGCAATTGGTCGTCCCGCAAAATCCGCTGCCGGGGCTGGGTTAAGAACCCGAACGGCGCGGCGAACGTCGGCGTCGGCATCCTCGGCACCAGCAGTACGGACGGCAGTTCCCTCAACACCAAGCTCACCATCACGACCACCACGGGCTGGACGCCATTCGACGTGACGATCAGCACGCCGGGTAACTTCGCCACGGCTGCCCCGTTCGTTCGGTCGGACACGCCGTACGGTGTCATGTGGTCCGATCTCATTTGGACCGACATCACCGAAAGCTATGCCGCAGACGCATCGGCCACCGCTGCCGCGACCTCGGCAAGCACGGCATCGACCAAGGCGACCGATGCGGGGAACAGCGCGACTGCGGCTGCGGCCAGCGCCACCACGGCGACGACGCAGGCCGGTAATGCGCAGACCTACGCGAACAACGCCAGCACCTCCGCGACCGGCGCGGCTGGCTCCGCGACGACGGCGACCACGCAGGCGGGCGTCGCAGCATCCAGCGCTGCCGCTGCTTCCAAAAGCGCCGCAACGACGATCCCAAGCACCTTCGAGAATAGTGGGGAGTTCTTCGACTTCGAAGGTCTGCCAGCCAGCGGAGTTACGTGGAGCACCACGGACGGTGGCGCCACCGTAAGCACGGGCGCGTCCACCAACTACGCCCTGCTCCGGACCAAGAACGGCCTCCCAATCATTCCGGGCCACCGGTACCGGGCGACCGCCAAGGTTCGGAACGGCACGGCTGACGCGACCCATCGTCCGTTCGTCCGTCTCGCTGGCTTTGACAGCAGCAACGCACGTACGGCCTATACCAGCGTGTACTCGTCTGGTGGCACGACGTGGCAGACGATTGTTGCAGAGATCGACGCGTCCGCCGTCGCGGGCACCATCGTAACTATCAAGGCGGAGGTTGCCCTCGGCTACCCTGCTGGCGTCGCGAACAATTCCCAGTGCTGCCAGCTTTTACTCGAAGATATCACCGCGGCTTATAACGCGAACGCCAGCGCGAACGCTGCGGCGACCAGCGCCACGACGGCCAGCACGCAATCGACCGCCGCAGGGGCCTCGGCTACTGCCGCTTCCGCCAGTGCGCTCACGGCGTCCACTCAGGCTGCCGCTGCGCAGCAGATGACGAGTGGCAACCTGATCGGTCAGCCAGTCCTTACGTCCAACTCGGTCGGGTTGTGGTCCAGCGCGTCGGTCGTGGCGGGAGACAGCCCGCCGTCCCCGGCACGATCCTACGTGCTCAGCAACACCAGCTTCAACATGTACTACGGGACCGAGTACGCGGGGTCGTTCAACGGTCGCACCTTCAAGGTCTCCGGTTGGGTCAAGGTGCCTTCGACCTCGGGCAGCGGCGGCATTGGTTTCGGCTTCTTCGGTACCAAGAACACCGGGGGCACCATTACGAACCCCAGCAGCTATGTGACCGTAGGTGCTTGGGTTGCCGATACGTGGTCCTTCGTCACGGGCGTGCTGACCGTCCCGGCGGGCACCTTCGACACCGCGCGTCCGTTCGTGCGCTCGAACTCGCCGTTCGGCGTGCTCTGGACCGATCTTGTCATCGAAGACATCACGGATGCAGTCAACGCGGGCAACGTCGTCGCGGGCACGTTCCCGGAGCGGATGACCATCGCGGACGACGCCTACAACTTCGTCAATGCCGTAACCGCTCAGGCGGCCCCTGCGGCGGTCGCCCGTATTGATCCCGCGCAGGTCGTAGCGGCGGCTGGTTACGGGTTGGTCTATCAGGGTCTCCCGATTTCAGCATCTCTCACGTACGTGGACTTTGGTCCGCGCGCGTTGCTTCCCGCCACGCCCGGCAAAATCTACAAGGTCGAGGCGGAGGCGCAGTGCACCGTCTTCGCGTCGGGCGACGTGCCGCAGCTTTCCCTGCAAATCCGCAAGTTTGACGGGAGCTACGCCAGCAACGCCGGGGTTACCTACGCCAACCAGACTGTTGCCGACACCGCTACCGTCTACAAACTGACCGGGTATTTCAGCGACGTGGCTATTGCGGCGGCCAATGGTCAGCCCGCCGTGGTCGCGTGGGGCAATGACAGCACGGGCGCCGCCCCGGTATGGCTGCGCCCCTATTTGCGCCACCAGCGTGCGTCCGGTTCTGTCGTCGGTTCGCAGGTCCAGTTCCGCCGTATCACCATCACCGACGTCACCAGCAGCTACGCCGCCGCAACCAACGCGAGCGTCGCCACCACTCAGGCGGCGAGCGCGACTGCCAGCGCCGCGAGCGCGACGACCAGTGCAACTGTTGCAGCGACGGTCGCGGTTGGCGGCCTGAACACGAACCCGTCCTTCAACGACTGGCCCACAAGTGGTCTCCCTACCGGATGGGCTAACTGGGCTGGCACCGCGCCCACGAAGCAGGCCACGGGTCGCAACTCGGCCTACTATGCGCAGTTCGTGGCCACAGCGGCCAACACCGGCCTCCAGCAGATTTACCCCGCTGGCACCGGTCTCGCGAAGATCAGCGAGGGCTATTACGTCATCGAAGCAGACGTGGAACTCGTAAGCGGGGACTTCTCCGCTGCGGGCGTATTGTTCCGAGGCAACGACGCATCCAACGCTGTCACCGACGACCTGACGATGAAGTTCTCGGACTTCGTTCCGTCCCCGGTAGTCGGCAAAGTATATCCCATCCGCAAGATGGTGCGGATCACCAACACCGCCACCGTGAAGGCGTCGTTGTTCCTCATGGCCAACTGGAGTTCCATGGGAACGCTGACGGCCAAGACGATCAACGTGTACCGCTGTTCGGTGCGGCCTGCATCGGACGCGGAAATCAGCACGGGCCAGATCGCTACGCTGAGCGCCAGCGTGACCACTCAGGCCGGGGCGATCACGACGCTGCAAGGCAAGACCTCGGCTTACTGGCAGACCGTCGCGGGCGCGGGCACGTCTACCGCCGTCATCGCAGCCAAAACGGACGGCACCACGGCAATCGTGAGCCTCGCGGGTTCCAAGATCCAACTCGCGAACACCGATGGCTCGGCTTACTACGACGCGCTCGTGATCGAGAACGGCAACGCCACGCTCGCGGGCAAGCTCCGAGCCGGCGCGGTCCAGGCGCAGAACATGGCCGTGACGAACAAGGGTCTCAACCTTGACCCGACGTTCCTCGGCGGCGCCACCATGTGGGCGGGCTGGCTCAGCCGGTCTCCGGCTTCGACAGCGAACGCGTGGCCCTGCACCTATGGCGCCTCGTTCGGTGCCCGCGACAACGTCTGGAACGGACGCATCACCTGCAAGGCGGGCGAACAGTACAAAATCAGCGGCTGGACGTGGATCGACACGGGCAACACCCCTACCGGGGGCGTCGGCTTCTGCTTTTACTGGTATGACGTCACGGGCGCGGTCATCACCGGGCAGGTTGCGGCCAATAACACCGTTGCGGGGTGGAAGTACCAGACAGCGACCGTCACGGTGCCTGCGGGAGCGACCTCGTTTACCTACGGCTTCTGGGTCGACCGTGGCAAATCGGACGGCACGCAGAACGTCGTCGGCAGCACCTTCTGCGGCGACATGGAGCTTGAAAAGCTCGCCGACGCCTCGCTGATCGTTGATGGGACGATCACCACGCAGAAGCTCCTCGTCGGAACGACCGGCTCCAACCTCGTGACCAACGGCAAGGCTCTGGAGGGCGTTGGCGGCTGGGTGACGGATGAGGGTTCGAACAACGGACAGCTCGTCGGTGGGTTCGGCTGGGGCGATGCCGGGCGATCCGGCTTCTGGTACACCAAGCCCACCACCGCCGCGACGGTCAGCGCGCTGAACAAGGCATTCCCAGTCGTCCCCGGCCGGACGTATTCTGTGCGCGCCACCGTGGGCGGAAGCGCCGTGACGACGAACGGCCTTTACATGCGCATGTGCTACACGGCGACGCAGCCTGCTGACGGATATGTGCGGGTGAGCAGTCGCGCAGGTTTCACGGAACTTGTCGCTGGTAATGGTCCAATCGTTGCCGGGTTTACCGACTATGCCATGACGTGGACGTGCCCCGCAGGCATGTATTGGGCCTCATTCGCGATCTACAACTGGGCGAATGGCCCGGTGCAGCTTTTCTTCTCGGACGTGGAAATCACCGAGCAGACCGGCGGTACCAAGATCGCGAACGGCGTCATCACGACGGATAAGCTCGCCGTCGGCGCGGTCACTGCGGCCAACATCGCGGTCACGTCGCTCGATGCCATCGCCGCCAACGTCGGCACCCTGACAGCGGGCACGATCAAGAATGCCGGCGGCACCTACTCGATGGACATCACGAACGGCCGGACGGTCGTGCAGAGCGGCGGCTACATGAAGGTCACCGGCGCGCCGTTCGGTTCGTCGAACCAGTTCATCGAATGGTATGGGCCGTATCAGTCGAACCTGTCCGCATGCAACGAGGCCAACGCGGTCCAGTACCTCCGGACGGACGGTCAGGCATATTTCGGCGGCGCCATCACGACCGGCAGCTTCAGGAACAGCATTACGGGCACGACCAACATGGACCCGAGCTCGGAAACGATCCTCGGGCCGTTCAGCACTAACGGCGGTACCAAGACCGTTGCCGTCAGTGCGGTGTTCAACATGTCGCGAAGCTTCTCCAGCGGGCCGACCATGACGACCACCACGACGCCGACGTTCCGCGTCACGCTCTACCGCAGCCGAGACGGCACGAACTGGACCCAGCTTGCCCAGAATACCTACAATGGCAGCTACTCATTCACCCCCGCAGCGGGCGGCGATCCGGGCTCTCTGAGCATGAATATCGCCGGAAACTTCACCTTCACGGACAACGGCGCGACCGGCACGACCGCCTGTTACTACCGGGTCCTCATCGATAACCGCGCCTTCCCCACATACACCGGCACCGGCAACGGCGCGGGCAGCAACACCCAGCGCGCAACCATCATCAGCACCGAAGGATAACCCCATGGAATTATGGATTCTTGTCGCCCTCGCTCTCGCGGGGGCTCTGTTCGGCCTCGGCTTCTTGCTGGGCCGCGCTCGCGCCCGGGCGGGAAGCAAGGCGACTACGCCAGGTCTGACCTCGGCCGCCACGTCGGCGACGAACGCGGCGGGATCCGCCACCGCCGCCGCCAACTTCGCCATCAACGGCGCCATTACCGCCAGCCGCGCAGGGAAGCCGGAACTGGACGACCGCTGAGCATCAACACCGGCCCATCAGGAGCAATTTCATGTACATTTTCACGACCGACGCGGACGACGTGCCCACGATCTACGATATCGGCAGCGTCACGCTTGGGGACGACGACACGACCACCACCGTGGCCGTCGCAACCCGGGGCATCGCCGGCGTCACCATCGCGCCGATCGGCATGGGAAGCGACAGCTTCGTCAACTGGACCAGCATCAACCTGCCTCCGGATGCCGTTCCCCGCGATCAGCTCTCCCTACTCTCGGTTGTCCAGTGGCTCGCGAGCGACGCCGGGCCCTATGCAGGCGGCAAGATCGTGTCCAAGACCGATTTCCCGCTCGCCTGCCAGCAGGCCACGCTGCGCTACTTCGCCCGCCTCCAGCGCAACGCGGTGCAGGCGGGCGGCTGCACCGTGCAAATCGGCGAGGAAACCAAGCGGATCGATACCGATCTGGCCAGCCGCGTGAATCTGGTCGGCGCAGTGGCCCTCGCCACGATGACGACGTCTGATTTCTCGATGGACTGGCGCCTGTCGGATAACTCGATCGTCACGCTCGATGCCGCGACCATGGTTGCCGTCGGCTCGACGGTGGCACGCTTCATCAGCGCCGCGCAGCTCCGCAAGAACGCGATCGATGCAGAGGTCGACGCCAGGACCGAGGCTATGTCCGATGAGGAGTTCGCCGCCGCAAAGGCCGGGATCGCGGAAGGCTGGCCCTCATGATCCGCCGGCTGCGCCAGTCGCTGGGGGCTCTGCTCCGGGCCTTCGACATCCTGCTCTGCGCCGTCTGGCTCTCTGCCCTCTATCCGCTTGGCCTCGCGGATCGGCCGTACGGCCGCGAGACGATCAGCGCCTACGTGGGCCTCGCCCAGCATAATGGGATGGCGTGGGGTATCCGCGCCGCTGCCGTCGTGGACTGGCTCGCCCAGCGGGTCGGCGAAGGCCCCGGCCACTGCCACCGCGCGTATGAATTCTACCAGATGGCGATGCTGATGGAGGGGTGATGCCCCTCCATCCAAACCAACCCCAACGCTGACAGACCAGATTCCGCGCCGACAGATCGCCGCGGCCAGCTGTGCCGCGCTCAACTTCCATTCCCGGGGCATTTCATGAAACTCGACGATTTCATTCTGTGGCTGCTTTCCCTGTTCGGCGGCCTCGCGCTCTGCGGCGCGCGGCTCGGCTGGATGCTATTCGGGATGGCTCCCGACATGCCTTCCGATCCGGTGGCCCTCGACCTCTGGGAACGGAAACGCCGTTGGATGGTGTTCTCGGAGCTTTCCGCCCTTCCAGCCTTCGCTACCCTGTCCGTCGTCATCGGCAAGCTGCGCGATTGGCCCGTGGAGGCTGTGGTGCTGTTCTCCATGGTGCTCGGCGCCCTCGGCTTCGCGTTCTTCCTCGATGCTCTCCAAACGATCGTGCGCAAGCGGATCGGCATGGACAGCGACATGAAGGACAGCGCGCCGTGAACGAAACGCTCGCCCTGGTGCTGCTGATCTCGGTCGGCCTGTCGGCATTCTGTCACTGGCGAGCTTGGCGGCTGGATCGCCTGCTTCTGGAAGTCGACCCGTTCGCACGCCGCATCATCACCCACCTTCTCGACTACGTGTCGCATCGAAAGGAATGAACGATGGACGTTCGTGCCCTGCAAACCGCCGTCGGCGCCAAGCCTGATGGCGTCTTCGGCCCCGTATCATTCGCTGCCCTGTTCCAGCGCTGCGGCGCCTCCGCCGACCGCGCCGCCGCCCTCGCTGCCACCGCCGCGCGATACTTCGCGCCTTACGGCATCATGGATAGCCCGCTGCGGCTTGCGCACTTCCTCGGGCAGGTCATCCACGAAAGCGGCGGCTTCCACTACATGGAGGAGATCTGGGGCCCCACCCCGGCGCAGCAGCGTTACGAAGGTCGCGCGGATCTCGGCAACAGCCAGCCGGGGGACGGCAAGCGCTACAAAGGGCGCGGCCCGATCCAGATCACCGGGCGATCGAACTACCGAGCCTATGGCCAGCGCCTCGGGATCGACCTGGAAGGCAATCCGGCCCTCGCCGCCGATCCGGCCATCGGCCTGAGGATCGCTCTCGAATTCTGGAAGATGAACGGCCTCAACGCCCTCGCCGACAAGGACGATGTCGAGGGCATCACGCACCGCATCAACGGCGGGGTCAATGGCCTTGCCGACCGGAAAGCCCAGCTCGCCAAGCTCAAGGGGTGGATGCGATGAGTTGGGCGTTGGCAATCCTTCGCATCGGCTGGTCCGGGCTGTCGTGGCTACGGGATACCGCCAAGCGCTACCCTTGGCAGGTTGCTCTCATCGTCGCGCTGGCTCTCTGCTGGTGGCTGTGGAGCGGCAAGACCGATGCGCTCAACCAGCGCGACGCCGCGAAGACCGAACTGGCCGGCGCGCGAGCGGACTGGGCCAAGCAGGTCGCCGCCGCCAAGGCCGCCACCGCATCGGCCGAGCACAAATCACAGGAGATCGCCCAAGATGCCCAGACCACGCATGATGCGCTGCTGGCCGATAATGCTGGCCTGCGGTATTACATCGCTGCTCACCGCGTGCGGCAGTCCGCCGGAACCTCTGCCGCCGCCCCCGCCGAAGGTGACGGTGCCGAAGTTCATGCTGAAAGCGCCGACGCCGCCCTCGTGGCGGTCTCCGAAGCCGACCTCACCGCCTGCGACGCCAGCTACGTCTATGCCCGCAGTGCCCACGAATGGGCCCAAGGGCTAATCGCGCAGGATCTGGCCCAAGCGGCCAAGTAGCATCTCACCACCCCGCCGGCGGGGTCCCATGCTGCTTTCCGGCATCGCGGATCGCATCGTAATACGAGGTTGCGTAGTGCATCCCTTGGTCGAGGGCTTCCTGTTCGGTATCCCCTCTCCCGACCCAGCTGCACCCCGGGGAGCCTTGGTGTCCAAGCGTCACTTCTGCCTTCCAGCGCCCTTGGTCCGGGAACGTGCGCCACTTGAAGTTCATGCCGCGCGCTACGGCGTAATCTCGGATCCACGAATCATTTGGTTTAGAATTTGCCATTCTACCCCGCGAAGCCGCGAAACGGGATTGTTCTGCCGTCATTCCATGGCGACCTGATACGGAACCCTTCCCAGCATGCCATCTCGTGTTCGCCCTTATGCCCCTTGGACAGCAGGCACAGCGATTTGCGGTCTTCGCTCGGTGCGCCGCAATGGCCGGGCCCGAGAAGGAAACCGTCAGACGGGAACTCCCGAACATCGGCAGTCACAGCGAAAGCCAGTCCAGCTCCGCGTCGTCGATCGCCGCGAACATGTTCCCGTCCGCTCCGCACGTACGAAGCCGGTCGCGCACTGCCTCGGGATCGCCATCCAACGGAAATTTCGGATCGGCATTCGCCGCGCTCACCAGGCGCGCCAACAACCCCTTTGCGGCTTGTTGCCGCACGAGCCACCGGCCGAACGGTCCGCGCTCGGCGGGGCTCTCCACCCTCCCCATCTGCCGTAACCGGCTGTCGGCCGGCACCAGTTCCTCGTTGCGGATCCCGCCGTAGCCGCTGCATTGTAGGTTCAGCTCCCGAATGAGGTCGTCCGTCAATTTCGTTTTGTCCTTCATCGGTTCCTCCTTCATCGAACGCTTCTCACTGCTTCCTTCCACCGACGCTCGTCCGGCCAAGGCAACTCGAAGTCGCCCTCCTTCCAGTTCACGGGCTCCAGCTTCACGGGATGCACCTTCTTCCGCTCCTTCGACCGGCACACGCGGCACCAGAACCGCTTGCGTGCCGGGCCAAAGCGGTCGTCCCAACCTCGCCGCGTGAAGTGCCACCACACACCATGCGATTCGAACCGCGCGCTATGCCCGCACCGGCAGACGACCTGCACCGAGTGATGCAGGGTCGCGGCCTCGAATATGCACGTCGGCTCCATCAGTCCGTCTTTCGACCAGCGCATCAGGCGTTCCGATTCGTCATCTTGGATTCGAACATATAGAGAACATACCGGCATGGGGAGTCGGATTGACTCTGTTCGTCGCACGGCCATCATGCGGGCATGTGCAATCTCTACCGGATGACGTCGCCGGCCGACGCGGTCGCCAAGCTGTTCTCGGCCATGCCCGCTGTCGGGGCGAATTTCGCGTCCGAGGTCTACCCGAAATACACGGGGCTGGTGATCGCCGAGGGCGCGGTGCGCACGATGACGTGGGGCTTTCCACGGCACGCAGTGAGCAAGAAGACCGGCAAGGCCCTGAAACCCACCGCCACGAATAACGCGCGCGACGACAAGCTTCGCGGCAATCCGATGTGGCGCGACAGCTTCCGGGACCGGCGCTGCCTGATCCCGGTCACCGCGTGGGCAGAGGCCGAGGGCGAAGCGGGCCGGATGACCCGCACCTGGTATTCGCTGCCGGGCGGCGAGCCATTCATTGTCGCCGGCATCTGGACCCCGACGATCGAGTGGGGCGATGCCTATTCGATGGTCATGGTTCCGGGCAGCGAACAGATGTCCGACGTGCACGACCGGATGCCGACTATCCTCCCGTCCGAAGACCGGGCGCGATGGACTGACGGCACTCCGGACGAAGCATTCTCCCTGCTGCGGACGTGGGAATTACCGCTGGTGGTTGATCGAACCGACGTGCCGTGGATCCAGCGATCGGCGCCGGCCACATCGAAGCCACCGATCCTTCTCTGAGGTCGTGGCGCCGCAGCCCGGCCCGGCGTGAACGGGTATCGGGTGAACCGGCCGTCGTGATGTTGGAACCCGGCAGACTTGTAGACGTTCTGTCACGGGTCGCAGCTCGGTTGATCCCTGCCCTCGGGTGCCGGGCGACATCGCAGGGGGGCCGGCACACCTTACTGGCGGTGGCGGCCCCTTCCGACTGGATTACAGCCACAAAGCGCTCAACTCTTCCGGGTGAGCATCTTGTCTAACCACAGGCTCCCACCGTACGTCAGCGACTGGCCCACGCCTCTGAACGGGAATGGGCCGGAGGGCGGCCGCACTCCGAGTGCGATGCGCGCCGCCCTCCTTCGCTCCGCAGCCCGTTCAGGCCCCGTGAGAGCAGATGCCATGGGCCGTCCGGTCTCGGCGTCGACTAGTGGTCGACATCGCACGCTTGGTACCCGCCGAAGAAACGGCAGAAACCGCCCAATTGCGGACGTTCGGCAACCTGCTTCCCGGTGGCATCCGGGCACTCGCGTTACGTCCAAAGCCGGAGGGGTTTTGACAGCAAATAGGCGCCCGGCGGCCGGGCTTCCCCTCCGAAATGAATTTGTCCGGCACAGAGCCGTGCGAAGCGCCCTAGGAAGGGAATAGTCAACTTTCCAACATAGTCGCGCGAGGGTAAGCGAACACGCTCGTGATATGATTCGTCGATGGGGCATTCGGCATGGCGGAAGACTACTTCGATCAGCTTTTAGAGTTGGCGGCAGAAATCGTCTCTTTGGTGGACGCTGAAAGTACTCTGGACAAAAGTCAGTGGAAGGAAGCCAAGACCCGCCACGATGCCGCAGTCGCCCGCTTCAACGAAGTTAGAGGCAAGTACGTCGATGCTCTGCTGAAGACCGCCGATGGTCGGGAAAATGGTCCGACTATTGTGGAACAGCAAATCGCGGAGATAAAGGGCAGTTGCGATCCGTCTTGGGTGCCCGCGCTAGACTATATTTCGGAGCATTTCACGCCGTATTTCCGCAAGCAAGAGGCCCGGCATCCGAAGGTGCGTTCAGCTATCAAAGCAATGCCATACGCCTTGGGGGGCGTGGCGCTGCTTGCTTACTTCGTAATCCGTTTTGTCTGTGCCACACCAATCACAGATAAATTGGAAAGCAAATCGGGCATTCAGCAACGCGCCGCTGCTGTCGAAAAGGTCATCCGCTATGACGAATGGATGGCCACCCACGTGCGAAAGGGTGGCTGGCTGAAAGGCCTCCTCTTATGGCCAATTGAGCCTACCGAAGACGAGATTAAGGGCGCCGCCGAATATGCAGGGTCGGCCTTCGAAGCACAGAAGATCAGCGTTGAACAGTTCGGATGTTCCGTCATTCCCAGGGGCTACGGCGAAGCGCCATCTAAGGAGGAGATCAAATATCTTAGCGCGTCGGCGGAATATCTTCGAAATCCTGCGACGCGCTGGGACAAGAGTGCTCCGCTAACGACCGTGCAAGCAGCCCGAGCAATCGGGCACTGCTAA